CAGCCTCTAATTCATTTATGATAGAGAAGTCAAGTTCATCATGTATTTGTATATGTGCTGTTAAACCTTCTTTATATAATTCTACCATTGCTTTCTTTGTCATATCAGCTGCGCTACCTTGAATTAATTTATTTAAAGCTTTGTATGTAAATGCCCTACGTGTTGGATTGTTATGCCAATAATTTTTTTCTTTAGTTACTTTACCATCTTCATCTACAATGAAAGGTCCCATCTCTTGCAATTCTTTCATACGTTCTTCGTCTTGCGCTGGAACAAATTTACCCCAATCTGATCCACGAAGAATAGGTTCGTATTTTGGAAATCTACATCGTCTACCAAGTAAAGTTTTAATTTGACCTCTGCTTTGAGCTGCAGTCATTACTTTGTTCATTAACTGTTTAACAAATGGTGCTTTACCATGATACTTGGCAAACAATTCTTCTGCTGCATCTTTTGTTAAATCTAATTCATTCATTAATTTACCCTTACCCATACCATAGAACAAACCTAAATTAATTGTTTTTGCTTGTGATCTTGGTATGTTAGCCATCTCAGCTACAATCTTATGAAAATCTGTTGATGGGTCACTCTCGTATGAATCTGCAATTTCATTTACAGATGGTAATTGAAACTTTAATGCATAGTGTGCAACAAGTCTTGGTTCCTGTTGCGAGTAGTCAAAGCTACCCCACCTCATACCTTCTTCAGGTATAAATAAACTTCTAATTAAAGGACCAAGTTCAGGATCTCTTGCAGGTATCTGCTGTAAATTAGGATTAGAATAACTAAATCTACCTGTAACTGTGCCACCATCATCAGATCTAATTTGATTTATATCTGCATGGATTCTACCCTTGTGTTCATGTTTTAGTATGGTGTCAATAAATGTTGTACTAACCTTGTTTATTTTCCTTGCTTCTGCTATCATACGGACTACAGGATGATTGTGATTAGAAATAAAATTTTTTGTAAATGAAGGAGAGTTGGTCTTTTCAGTACGGCTATAAGGTAGCTTCAGTTTATCAAAAACTTGAGCGATGCTTGCTGCAGCCCATATCTGAGGCTCTAATCCTGACTCTATTTTTATCTGTTGTAATAAGTTTTTTTCTTTTACTGCCAGTGCTGTTTTTAATTGATTGGCTTTTGTCACGTCTACCCGCACCCCTAGGAAACGCATATCGACTAGGCAAGGAAAAAGGTCAGTCTCTAAATCAAAGATCTCCTGCAGATGATCTTCAATAATAATAGTTTTTAATTTTTGCCATAACTCTAAAGTCAGTTGTGCATCTTGTTCTGCATACGCACCAACTTCTATTGCTGGTAATTTCCACATTTCAGCTTTGGGATCTAACCCTCTTTCTTTTGCTGCCTCTACTAATCTAGTTTCATTTTTACCTTTGTTTAAAAAATGCCAAGAGAGAGTGTTAAGTGTGTAAGAAAATCTATTTTCATCTATTAAAGACGATGCAATCATTGTATCTATAATTAAACCTTTGATATCAAAGCCAAAGTTCCCTCTTATCCAAGATACGTCATACATTGCATTGTGAAAAATTTTAGTAGAAGAAGAACTACAAATATCTTTAAACCATTCTATAACTCTTTTGCGTTCCATATTTGGACCTGTACCATGAGCTATAGGAAAATAACCTTTGTAGTGTTGAGTGGCTACGGCTATACCAATAATCTCACCATTATTAATTACAGATCCTGACCCTAATTTTTTTAAATCAGGATCTCTTGTTTCTAAATCAATTGCTATCTCATCTACATTACGTAGATCAGGTAACTCCTCGGGTTGAACCCATTCTATTGTTGGTAAAATCATTATAGATCTTTAATAAAATAATAGACTATACCAGCTCCGATAAATAAACATAACATGCTATATAAAAACATGCCTATTCCAAAACTAGCTGTCATTTTTTCTTTCTCATATCATTTATTTTTTTCATCTCTAATTGACAGTAATGCACTATCTTTTTTAAATCTTCTATTCCTCCCTTTCGTTGATAACGACAAACGTATTTTATAACGTTTCCTTGGAAAAAAGAAAGATCATTTTTAGAGATAAACTCATATGGTTGTATGGGAAATTTAGTATAATGATTTCCCCCTACTTGAGTATATTGTGGAAATGATTCTTTAAATATATCTTCACTTGTCATAGTTTATATCCTTGTCTGTTTATTTTTGCTTTTAGTTTATATAAGTTATTTTTTGCTCTTGTGATTCCTACGTACCAGACTCTATTTTCTTCGTCTGAATATTCTTCACTCTCTTTTATTGATTTAATAATTTTTCTACCCATATCTAAACAAAGTATTACATTGTCTTCTTCTCCACCTTTTGCTGCATGTATGGTAGATATGTATATTCTGGCAGGTTTATCTAAATCCTCTCCTTCATCTAACATATTTTTTATATATAATTTTTCTTTTTCGTCGGCTTCCATAAACTGATCAAACCAATCTATTGTTCTGTCAAAATAATTAGTCCCTAAAAATTCTTCTATAGATTTTTCTTCTTTCTCAGATAATGTTTTTTTATTTACCCAATCTGTATATAACATAGCTGCTTTGTATAATTTAACTTTATAACTTTTTTCTCTGCTAGTTTCAAAATACAAATTCTTTTTTTTTAATTCTTCTTTTATTTTTTCTTGTCTTGAAACTGTTCTTGTTAATATTAACCATTTACCTTTTGTTAAGTCAACCTGATTTATGTTTGATATAAATTCACTTTCTCCTTCAAAATCTCTTGGATAATATGTCTTGTTTTTTCTGTTAGATATTCTTTCTATTGCAATCTGTGATTCATCCTGGATTACTCTAGAGATTCTTTTTGAGTATTTTAAAACTTTTTCTTGATATGCTTCTTGATTAATAAATCTACTAACATCTGCCCCGGCCCATGTAAATATAGCTTGATCATCATCACCAGCTAGATATATGTCCTCTGTTTTTTCTTTTAATACATCAAATAATTTCCATTGTAATGGTGATAGATCTTGAGCTTCATCAATAAATATTGTTTTAAAAGTTGGAAAGTCTTTGTCATTCTTCTTATCTATTGTTAATCTTATTAAATCATTGAAATCAAAAAGATTTTTTTTATCTTTGTATTTAATAAAATTTCTACTTATGTCTCTAAGTATGGGCCAATCTATAGATTTATCTTTCTTATGTAGATCATACTCATCTTCTATTTGTATACATTTGTTTTCTGCTTTTTGTAATATTTGAAAATAAGGATTATCACAAGTTAAATAGTGAACTTCCTCTTTGTTATATTTATTTGTGTATTTTACTTTTACATTTATTTCTTCACCAAACTTTTCATAATGATAAGGTTGCATAATATCCTCCTCATTCATTTTTAAAAAATGAAAACAGAAAGAGTGTATTGTTTGAAAATATGGTAATTGTTTTTCATCTGCTGGCATTCTTTTTTTAGCGACCTCTGCAGCTTTTTTACTAAAAGCAAAGTAACCTATCTTATGCAGTGGCACACCAGTTCTAGCATAGGCCTTGGCTCTACTAATTAGTTTGTGTGTCTTACCTGTTCCTGGTGGACCAAAATATTTATAAATCATACTATACTTTCCTCACTCTCAACATCTATGTCCTCGTCTATATCTTCATCTTTTTCAAAAAATTTAAGAGGTATACGTAAAGTTTTTAATGGTGGAAAAGGTTTATCGTTTGAATCTTTTCCAGGAAATCTTTTTGTGTGATCAAACTTAGCCTGATCTTCTGGCTTTTTACTTTTAAATAATGCTTTTATCATTAATGATGTTTTTGCTGATGACTCTCTCCACTCAAATGTTTTTAAGTCATCATAAAAAGAACTGTAAACAAAGTATGCATACTCTTCATCTAACAAAGGCCTACCACTTTTAAAAGATGTATATCTTTTTGCTTGTGGTTCATTAATATACCTTTCTAAATGTTCTTTTAATACATCTGTTGGATTAGTTCCTCCTGCAGGTTCTAGTATTTCTATTTTAGTTTCTTCAAATAAATTTTTTATTATTGTATAGAAATCATTTGCTTTTATAGTTGGTGGCACTAGGTGTGCCTGCTCCATCAACAGTTGTCTCATTTCTTTTTGACCTTCTATCCTAGCTATATTTTTTGCGTGTATTTGTTTTGTTTGTCCTTTTTCATCTTCAACTGTAAAATACCACTCAGGTATAGGTTTAATATTTAATTTTTGTAATGCTGATAATTTTGGATACATAGCTCTATTGTCAGATATAATTCCAAATTTTCTTTTCACACATTCTGATTTAACACACACAGGAGATAGTAAAGGATCACTACAAGTATGTCCTTTAGTTTCTTTACTCCAACTTTTTATTTTTTTGCTGACTTCTATATCAGTCCATTTACTATCAAACTCAAAATAATTTCTTGCAGCTTCTATAATTTTATCTTGCCATTTGTCTGGATATTTCTTTTTAGCAAACACCATATAGTTATATAAAAATCTATCTCTACCATCTTTCATTTTTTCTTTTGTTAATATTGCTAAACATGGTGGACCATCTTCAAACTCTGGTCCTCCTCCAGATATTTCATCATCAACAATTTTCTGTTGTATATTTTTTAATTGTTCTCTTGTCTGGGCATTCGCTGCTACTACTTTCAAAAACATTTCAATATCCATTTCTTCTCCTGTGGGCATCAATGCTTTTCTCGCAATAGAATTGTATGGTAGATTTATAAAGTTTCCATTTGTCTTTTCTCCATCTGCATTTTCTCCAAGTGAAGTTTGTTTTGGAAATATTTCTGTGCTTATTGGTAATTTAAATAAAAATAAAACTTGTTCTAAAAAATTTCTTATTTCTTTTGCTTTTACAAATTCAGTGGTGAACACATATAAATGTAGTCCACCACTCTTCGATAGGACAGGTATTATCGGAAGTCTTTTATCTTGTATTATGTTTAAATAAAATTTTCTATCTATTGGATATTTATCTACATCAATCGCACCAAATCTTGCTAGACCTTCATCATTACAAGGTTGTATACCAATTGATTTGTCACCATTTAAATGATCTATATAATCTTGATCAGTAACTTCGGTTTGTGACCACTCATGTGGGTATCTTTTCTTTCCTGTTTCAGAGTCGATAAAACCTTCTTTAGTTTTACAAACTCCGTAATTACGCTGTAATCCTGTAAAATATTTTATGTATTCCTTCATCCATTCCTGTCCTAATTTCTAGAGGCGTCTCCAGTCTCCCTTCAACGCCTCCGTAGCTACATTGCTTATAAAGCAATTATATTATCTCTTTTTGTTTTGTATTTTCAACTTTTTCGTAACTAGGTTTTGTAGCACCCTTAGATACTTCCTGTTGAAGAGATTGGGCAGCAGTATAAATGTCTGCATCTTTTGCGTCAGATACATCTAACATTCTTACTAGAGAAGGTTTGTATACGTGCCAACTTTTATCACCCCAGTTTTTACCAACTGTTTTTAAGTTGAATATAGCTGAGTATGCTGCTGGTTGAAATGTACCCTTGTCATCTGTCATTCTAAGATTAGAGATTAAATTATTTAATTCTCTACCTGGTGTCAGATTAGAAGATCTCATAGAGATAACAGCTTTTCTCATTTCACTGTTATTGATTGACACTACATAGAAATACATAGTTTTTTCAACATAGTTACCATTTGGTAATCTATATCTACCATTTTTTTCTTCTGTAGCATCAGCTGGTATATTCATATGAACACCAACAGGAGCAGCTGCGCTGTCTCCTCTTTCCTGCCACTCTGGATATCTAGTTTGAGTATGAGCAACAACAACGTCTAGTCCTTGTTCTCCATCAATTAAATGTCCAAAACTTGCAGAATAGATCATTCCAGGTTGTGCACCTTTCACGTATTTTGCGTTTCTTGAATTACACTCAGGTGATAGTTGATGAAGAATTTTTAGAATCGGTGTTGATACGTCATCTGATCTTAATTCTTCAGTCCCCCTTCCTGAGTCAGCTCTTAAGCTGATAGTCTGTAATGCGCCTGCATTATTTTTTGCAACTTCTTTTTGCATTTTATTAACTCCTATTTGTTAATTGTTATTTTTTATTTGTTATACTTGTACGGTTTCCGTCCAAGGTGTTAAATAGTTCTGAAGGAATTTCTTTTCCTTTTTCTTTCCATTCCTTCATTACTACTGAAAGAGAAGCGTGATGAACACTCTCCTTTTGAAGAGGTTCATAACCACGCTCTCTTGCAAGGGTAGCATAAGCCATAGCCTTGTTATCTTCGTTTTGACCAAAGTTAACTGTGATTTCATTTTTCACAATATCACCTAAGCCATTTGATCGAAGCCATTGTATTGCCTCCTGCTTTTTATCAGCTTTAGCAGAAGCAAAAAACTTATTTGTAATTTTTAATTCAGAT